TCTTTTGCCCTTGTTAGAACATTAGTTACTGATGTTCCAGATATAAACGATCTATTCTCAAAGCCAGGAAGAAATTCTGTCTTAAACTTAGTAAAGAATTCCTGTAAGAAGAGATTACTTAAATTAGTTACTACGGAACCTGTTACATGTGATGCAGCATCTGTTTCTGTAAAATTTAAGAACTCTGCAGCATCTTCTTTCGATATCTGATCTATTCCACTAAAACCCCTTGCACAACCTTCAAATGTTGTAGCTGTTTTCGATGTATATGTAATTACTTCATTATCAATCTTTAGTAGACCATAAGTATCAGGCCAACCAGTAGTTGATGTTACTTCAATAGTAGAATCACCAGCAAAACATGCCAGTGTTAATGTTGTTGCTGGTACTAATGTCTCCGCATTAAAGGCACCAATTTTTCTATACTCTGGCAGATTGTTTGCCAGATCGACTACACCAGATTGATGTTCTTGGGATTCGTAATATTGGTTTAAGAAACTCTTGAATAAAGGTGATTCTTGGTTTAAAAACTCAGGAATCTGCGACTCTATTACATGAGAGACTTTTACTCTTTTGATATCCGTCATTTATCGTGTATAGATTGTTTCGCTAGCATAGCTAGAGGTTTTGACGTATGATGTAGCAGATGTATTTTCACCAGAAGAAACAACGTCTGGTAACGCCTTAACAGTACTGTTTGAAACGTCTAATTGTAAATACAAATCTTTTAAAGCGATAACATCATTAGATTCGGGAATAGTTTCGATTTCAATAACCCCGCTTGATAATGAAGTACCTGTTATATTTACCACATCTAAAATAAGCTCTCCGTGAGTGTAATCAATTGTACCAGCATCATTCTTAACAACCAATGGAAGGTTATTAACTAATTTGAAGAATACAATCTTTCCTACAGTTGTTCCATCCGTAGGAACATCGCCAAGATAAAGAGTTCCATCAATACCATTTACGGTAAATCCAGATGAACGTACTCCATATCCTCCACACTGTTGATAAAAACCATTACCATAGCAAAGTTCATAAGTTGCGAAAGTATTAAGTTCAGGCGTTATATCCCTTCTCATCTTAACCCTTGTGATGTTAGATGTAACACCCCTTGCAGAGTCATCTATCAATCCAACAACTTTACTATACTTGAATCTACCACCAAAATCATTAATATCTGATGACGAGGAGTAAGTTGTTAAAGTTTTTGTTACTGCACTAAGCAATTCAGTAGCATCTGATGTTGCGTTAGTGTTATAATAGACTGCAGTATCAACTTCAACGAAGAGATACTTAAGATCAATAATTTCTGGTTTGATTCCAGCAATAGAATATTGTTTTAACTGCCTAGAAATATCATCCTTAGTAATTTGTGATAAGAATGAACCATTTTTAGGTTTTACTGAGATAAAGACCTTTCCATACTCAGGAGGATCGAGTTCTTCCCCACCGTAGGCGGTCACAGACTCAACGTTAGGGTATACGAATGGAATTATCCCTGTATAATCATTGGCGGTCACGGCACGATACTGTGACGAGTATATACGAGGTGCAAGATATTTAATAGTACTTACATCTTCAATATTATCGCCTTGTTCCGATTTTTGAGTTGTTGTTAGAAGTGAAATACCACCAGTGATTGTACTATTGGTATCATCCTTCAAAATTCCCACAAATGAGAAGTTTCTAGCGTTATTTCCTAATGCTCCGTTTGTTACAATGTAAGTAACTTCAATAATTGCTCCAGCAGGCGGTTTTTTACCAATAATTCCGTCTCCAAAGAGAATCTCATACTGCTCATCCTCAATTTCTTGGATTAGGAACAGTTTGGAAGTAGAATCTACTCTTAAAATGTTGTTATATAACTCGTAAATCTCATTTGTTGTCGATTTAACCGTAACACGAATAGAAGTAGTGTCAATATTCGCATTTGGCAGAATAAAACGTTGATTTGGTTGAGAATAATCAATTTGGAAGGATTTTGTAAGATAAACACCTTCATAAATTGTCAAATTGGAGAAATTAGCAATATTATTCTCGCCAGTTGTAGCAACGAAGTCATCTGGAATGGAAAATATGTATGCACTACCTTGTTGAGTACCTAATGCTACCTGTCCCGCCTTTAAAGTTACAATTTTTGTGTCATTTGTACCCAAATCTACACTGAAATTAACAACAGCTTGTGCAGACCGAGATGATCGAGGTACATAACCAATATTTCTTGCTAGTGAAACTACATTTTCTCGTAAAGTTGCACTATCAAGGAAACATTCATTGACTGCCATGTTCGTATTGTAGGCAGTAATGTAAGAGTTATACGCTAGAAGGTCAATTAACGTTGAAAAGTTAGACCCCTCAAAGTCAAAATCAGCGAAATCACTATTAACACGCAGATAATCTTTAATTTGGGCCCTTAGATCAGCGAAATCTAGGTTTGTAAACTGGTTAAATGACATTATATTCTAGTTGATTGAAGAATAAATTCTATATTTTGCCTTGGGAATGGTAATCCCACAACGTCATACTTAATTACAATGGTCAATTCATTAGTATCTAGTGGATATACGACAGATATATCCGTATTTTTTATTCTAGGTTCAAAGTTATCAAGTAAAAGTTGTATATCATCCTCAAGAACTAAAGCATTATCAGGATCTGCCTGTTCAAATAGAGAATCTTCAATTGTACTACCCAATAATGGATTATAAAATCGTTCCCCAATCCTAGTTCGCACTAAATTAGTCACAGATCTTTTAATTGCAGACTCATTTGTAAACACGCCAATGTCATCCGTCACAGGATGGCGGGTGAATGACAGACTAATATCTTTAAAAGCCTGACTTACAGTTAGCGATTGGTTAACTTTCAGCATTTTCTGTCAACTTTTGCTTTCTTTTTGTATCATGGAGGAAATCTCCTACAACTTCACGCAATAAATCGTCAGATTCTTCGGGTTTGTCTAGCAAATCCCTTCTATTAGAGCTAATATAGTCAATTTTGATATGATCGTTATGCATTTCCTTAGTAAAAAGGTATATCATAATCTATTTAGCGACAAAAAAACACCTTTAGGTAAGGAACCCAAAGGCGTTTGAATGATATTTGGTTTTTATCAACCTGAAGCTAGCGGAGATTGTGCGTTATTATTGGTGGCAGCAGCTTTTTTGCGTGCTTGTTGGCTCACATCATACTGTCCTTTAACACTACCACTAGCAAAACCAGCACTTACTACATTATGTGGTGACTTAGTTGGATCTGAATCTGCCATTACTACTCCATTTTTCTTTGTCTCCCTCTATTTATAATTTAGAGGAAAACGACGCCGTTTTTTCGGTTTGTTTTACGCCGAAATTTTACTCTGGAGATGATCTTAACCTAGTTGGAGAGACACCTTCATTGATATAAAAGTTCAATCTCTCCACGGCTTGTTCCTTGGTGAGGTGTTGATCCCTTTTTTCATCAGGGATCCCCCAACCATTAGTACCCAGTTCCATTACTTTGTATAAACGGTCTGCCATACTAGATCACACGAGTTTTCTCATGTCCAACACGAATCTTTGGATCACACCATATCTCATATCCTGCTTCTTTCGCATCTAGACAGAAAGAAACATCTTCACCACACATGTCTTGTACATCACCAGACTCGAAGACTTGCATCTTTGGAGCAAACCAAGGATACTTCATCTCTTTATTTTCAAAGACTCCATTCTTAATGAGAAGCCAACCAAATCCTGTGTAGTCAACTGTGAAAGGTTTTCTACGACGAGAGATAGACTCAATAGTCTCGTGATTCATAACTCCGCCATTCTTAGCAAAGTCATCTTCTTCTAACCAATGTGCAACCGATGTAGTCTTTCCATCTTCTGTGCAATACCAACCAGCAGCAATGTCCTTATCCATCCATACGAGACGGTAGAACTTCTCTGTGTCAAATACTATATCGGAGTCAATCCAAATTTGATAGTCATATTTTAGTTTTCCATCCCAAGGTATCTGGTCTGGGCCTCTTAAAACGTTTGCGCCCAAGCACTTGCAACGTGCAAAGTTAACCATTGAAGAGTAATCTTGGGAGATTTGGATACTAGATCCATTTTGTACGAGGTCAAAACATAGTTGAACGAATGCTTTCAAGAAGATATATGATACTCCTCTTCCAGGCAGACAGAAAACAAATGCTTTTCCTTTCGCTAATTCCTTTGCCTTTTCTAAATCAAAGTCATCTTCGACCTTCTTAGTTTTGGGGGCATTAGCTTTTACTGTAAATCCTTTAGCCATAACTTGTAATCAGTACATAGTAAGTATACCACGGTCAAATCAATTTGTCCATAGTAAGTGTACTATATAGTCGTCAATTCTTAACAACTTTTATCTCTTCTTTTAGTAGTTCGTCATCAGGATAATGCGTAAAATACGCTCTTAAAAACTCTAATTTATGTTTTAAGTCCGTTTCCTGAACATCGGACATAACTTCATTGTCGCCAATAAAGACGTT